TATTCGGTCCAGGTTCGGGAAGAGTTCAAGTCGCTGCTGATGCCTCTGGCCTTGAGTTACGTGTGCTTGGTGCTCTGTTGTTTCCTTTTGATCAAGGTAAGTTTGCTAAGGAAGTAGTTGAAGGAGACATACATACAAAGCTAGCAAATATCTACAATACGAGTAGATCTACAGGCAAATCTTGCACCTATTGTATGATCTATGGCGGTGGTGATGTGAAGTTAGGTCTGACTGCAGGGGCTTCCAAGGAAGATGCTGCAAGTAAGGGTAAAGATATTAAGCAACGAATAATGGGTGACCTTGATGGTTTCCAAAGTCTCTCATCAGCCATCACAAAAGAAGCTAAAACCGGCACCCTTAAAGGATTGGATGGTAGACCCATTCGTATCCAAGGCAAAAATCATGCCAGTTTGAATTACAAAATTCAGAGCTATGGTGCCGTGATTTGCAAGCTATGGTGTATTCGTGTCAATGAATTATTAAAGGAAGCCGGGATTGATTATTACCCTCTCGGATTTATCCATGACGAAATCCAGCTGTCAGTACACCCTGATCACGCTGAGCAGGCCGCCTTCTGCCTGGTAGCAGCAATGAAGGACGTTGAGCAACAAATCCACTTTAAATGTCAATTAGATGCAGAAAGCGTTATTGGAAACAACTGGGCAGAATGTCATTAGCACAAAACGTCTAGGCGATTTAGGTGAGCAATGGGTAACCATGCTTGCTGCCTGGAAAGGTGCAGAGGTTTTTCCTAATGGATATACAACTGGTAACTGTGACCTGATCATGCGTTACCAAGGAAAGGTCTACCAACTAGACGTAAAAGTATCCACATGGATTCCTCACCTCAATTACTGGCATGCTAAAAATGTTTGGGCGGTTAAGTTTCCCGTCTATCCCGTAATTGTCGAACCCAAAGGAGACTTTGCTAACTGGACTGTGCGTTGGAAAAAAAACGCAGTCCCACCCGGACTAGAAAACTTCTGGTCAAAAGATTACCGTATCGTTTCCACTACCACAAATGAATCCACTATTGCTAATTGATGCTGACTATTTCTTCTATCGAGCTGCTAGCGCGAGTGAAGATGAGCATGAATATTCAGAAGATGTCACCGTAATTGTTGGTGATCATCGCAAAGCTAAATCAATTATCAACCAAGAAATTGCAAATCTCAAGCAGAAATTTAAAACGGAAGATGTACTTCTCTTTTTTACGGATAGTAAGAATTTTAGGAAGGACATTGACCCGACGTACAAAGGCAACCGGACGAAGCGTAAGCCTGCCGGTTACCGCAAGCTCGTGGCTTGGGGGAGGGAATCCTACAAATCGCAGATGATGCCAGGTCTTGAAGCAGATGATGTCTTAGGCATCAATGCTACTCAGGGGCATTTTGATGATTTTGTTTTGATCTCACCTGATAAAGACATGCTTCAAATCCCATGCCGTATTTATGATCTCAAAACCGAATTTACTCAAACTCCAGAGGCTGCAGAACGCAAGCTCTACGAGCAAGCTCTTACCGGTGATGCAACTGATGGTTACAAAGGTTGCACAGGAGTCGGTCCTAAAAAGGCCGAGATCATTCTTAAAAAGGCAAAGGGTAATTACTGGCCAGCTGTCCTAGAGGCTTATCTAGAAGCAGGTCAAACAGAAGAAGATGCCTTGCGAAATCTGCGATTAGCAAAGATCTTACAAGCTCCTGATTTTAATTTTCAAACCGGTCGTCCAATTCTTTTCACACCACAATGAACAAAGGCCCTTCTTACTATCAGCGCGGCAAAACAGAAGTTTGGGACTTCATCCGTGAGCAAGAGCTGAATTACCACCTTGGCTGTGCTGTTAAGTATATCGCCCGAGCAGGGCATAAGGATTCAAAGATTCAAGATTTAACCAAGGCCATCCACTATTTACAAAATGAATTACAAAACACCATTGATGCATCAAGCCCACGAATTTCGTACAACGTACAAAATTGCGAATACTTCATCGGCGACGATGACCCAGAAGTCTTTGATCGATGAGGAATGGTCAGAGTTTCACGAGGCTTTTCACCATCAATCTGACGAATGTGAGGCGAAAGAGCTTGGGGATCTGGTATATGTTTGTTATCAATATGCTGCAAATAAAGGTTGGGATCTAGATGAGATTATGGATCGCATCCATAAGTCCAATATGTCCAAGCTGGATGAAAATGGTAACCCTATCTTTCGTGGAGACGGAAAAGTACTAAAAGGGCCTTTTTACTCAGAACCTATTCTAACTGATCTATTATGACTAAAGATTACATTGCTCGCACAGGTCGAGTGCGTTCATGGATGGATAATCCTGAATCAAAATTACCCGTTAGCTGCACAGTTTTTGTAGTTGACGATTCAATGACAGGTGAAAATGGAATTGAGAAATCGTGGCGCTATGTATCATTTGCCCTTCGGCATGCAGCCGGAGTCGCTGTACATCTTTCTAACCTCCGTCCACGGGGTACAGAGAATGGAAAGGGTCTCGTCGCTTCAGGCCCAGTGTCGTTTGCAAGGATCTACTCTTGTCTTAACGAAGTTCTTAGAAGAGGTGGCACCTATCGAAATGGGGCGTGTGTTTGTGTCCTAGATTTGTGCCATCAAGACGTAGAAGAGTTTGTTGATGCAACACGAGCAGAACTACCTTGGATCAAAAAATGTATTCAAGTTACCCCTGAATGGTGGGCTGCTACCGGAGTAAATTTACGGGAAAAAATTTTGCGGTCACTTAAGGCCGGAGATTTGTGGTTGACCAAAGTTAAGTACGATCAGAAAGGGGATCGTGTTTTTTCAAATGTATGCCAGGAAATCTTTTTAAAATCGCGAGGCAGTTGTTTACTTACCCATGTAAACCTGGGGGCTTGTGAAATAGATGAACTATATGATGCTTTCTATGAGGGGATGGTTGAGCTGTGTAAGTTGCATCCTAATACCGGCGTGGGTGACACAGGTGAATACCTGGATCCATCAGAAGATAAACAAGTTGGTCTGGGGATGCTTGGACTTGCAAATTTTCTTTCAATACATGGAGTAAGTTATGCCGCTTTTGGTGAAGCACTTGCACTCGTTGATGACACCACTGCCTCTTGGTCCCCAGCTCTCTGTATTGCTCGGGACTTACGCAGTGCTATTAACAATGCAGCTAATGTTGCTCGGGCTTATGGTATGGACAGAGCATTCACGATTGCGCCTACTGCAACTTGCTCCTACAAGTATCACGACCTCAGAGGCAATACAACAACACCTGAGATTGCACCACCAATCTCTAACTCAGTAGACAGGGATTCAGGCACCTTCGGTGTTCAATCTTATTTCTATGGTGACGTGGAAATTGCTAGTGAGGTTGGTTGGGATAATTACAAAGCAGTTGCAAATGGCATCTGCCAATTACTAGAGAACACAGGTTTGTTCCATGGTTATTCTTATAATCATTGGAGTGACTGTGTGACATATAACGAGGAATTTATTCAGGACTGGTTTGACAGTCCGCAGACATCATTGTATTACGCGCTTCAAGTCTCACCGGATACACTCCGCAAAGATGACGTTAGTTCGATAATGGATGAGGACTACGCAAACATCTTTGATTTTCAAAACAACAATGACGACGACTTCTGCTCCAGCTGCGCTGAGTAGCTACACAAAAATCATGAACCGTAAGCGTTCGTGGACACCACTTCAAGTTGATAAGGGTCAGCTTGTAGTGGGCTCTGAAGCAACACTTAAACGTTGTCTTGCCTTGCGGACGCTTGAGTTGCCAGTAAAAGAAATGCTGTCTCAAGGCCTTGAAAAAGAACTACCTAATGACCCTGGTGTCATCCCTGCTCTGCGTTCAAACATGGCCGATGAAATTAAGCATGACCTTGGGCTTTCCTATGTTGTTGCTGCTCATGGCGTGGATGAATCCGCAGAGCGAGAAGCCGAGGCAATTCGTAAGGCTTGGCTTGAATCACCGGAGCATCCAATACTTAAAACAGCAATCTTAGAAAGGTCAGTATTCTTTGTACTTTTGCCCTTCTTTAGATTTAACGGAGACATAGGAATTAGAAGTTTAGCAAGTGATATTAGCAGAGACGAACAAACCCATGTTGCTCTCCATGGAATGGTTGCACATGATCTAGGACTTAAGTCAACTCAACATCTAAATAAGCTCCGTAGAGCTACAGTCCATTGGGCTATGGATCTACTTGGCCATAGCAATAATAAGTATCTAAATAAAGATTTTTGGATGCGCCAATCTGATGCTCTTTACAATAATGGAAAAGCACCAGAACTAGCAGATACTCAAAGATCCAGAATGCCAGCGTTCTTTGAGGCCAGCAACATTAACCTACCGCAATATGGATGAACTTTCTGCATCGGATGTTTTCAAAGGAGATGCTCCTATTGAGCGTCTTACTTTGGAGCTTGATAATAATTTTCCCATT